ACCATCTTCTTTGCCAGGAGCTGGACCTGAAAGAGCCTCAGCGCCATTACCTGTGCCACCCTGTTGGCTGTATGGGCTATAGGTATAATAGGTGGTTGTACTGGCAGCTAGTGCTCTATAGTATTTGCCATAGAAGTCGCTCATGCTTATGGCCGTGCCAGAGGTATTTTTACCAGCTATGTGGCGTATGGCGTAGTCGTCTAGACTGACCTGATTATAAAGTCCGCGCTCGGTTTCAATGCTAATGCTGTACCCAGTAGTCAATCCTGCTAGGTTCATGATTCCAGAGGCATTTAACATGATTAGCTCGGTATGCCATAGGCTGTTACGTTGCTGCTGGCTACAATGGTGCCACTGGTGCTGATGCTGAATACTGGAACATTATTATAGTAAAATACCAGATTGTTGGTGCTGCTGCTTTGCTTGGCAATCCAGTTGGCGCCACCAAAACTGGTACTGATAACACCATTGTTGATGCTGATACTGGTTCCATCGGGACGAACAATGCCCGCTATGGTTGAAGTAGCCGTGGGTATGACACTGACACTGATTACACCACTGGTTACAACTATTGAAGTACCATCGGGACGAACAATGCCGGCTATGCTGCTTGAAGCCACGGAAATGTTGGCGCTGATAACTCCAGATGTAATTAAGATGCTGGTGTTGTCGGGTCTGACAGCACCAAAGTTACTGCTTGTAGCCTGAGTAAAGCTACCACCAGGAATGAGACTCAGCACGCCATTGTTTACACCAACAGAGGTATTATCGGGTCGAATCATGCCCACGCTGCTGCTAGTAGCTATGTTGTATACACTTTGTACATTGGTGGTGTCTACGACAATTTCACTACCACTTAGTACAAAACTAAAACTGGTAGTACCGCTCCAGACACTGATGATGTCCGTGGTAGCTAGGCTTAGCCCCAGTGTGAGCATGAGACTGTCATTGGGGTTGATATAGGTATCGTAAAGTATGAATGTCTTGGCTGTACTGGTAATGCCAGCTGGGCGAACTGCTACTCTGCAGGTGCTGGTGGTAGCACCCAGGTTGCAGATGCTTAGAACTGACGCAAAGGCCATGAAGCCATTGGGCACAGTATATAATATGCTTTCGGTATTGGCACTGGTGGGATTGGTCTGTCCTAGAACCTTGTAGCTATTACTGGCCATTTATTTGATCACTATGTCAATCATGTTTGAAAGTTTTGTAAATATCCAACCGCCTGTGATGCCAGCGCCTATGATGATCCAGCGCCATTTTTCCAGGTCTGCTATGCGATCTTCCAGAGTCTTTTGTTTCTTGTTGTGAAACTCCTGATCGGCTTTGAGCTCTTCCTTGAGTTCATCCAGTCCCTTGATGATGCGACTTTCTGTGGCATTGATCTCCGTGCATAACTCTCGCTGAACTGTAGTAATGCGGCTGTGAATTTCTTTGATGTCCTCGGCCATTTCGTTGCGTCTCTGTTCGATTAGATTGAAAATATCATCTTGTTTGCGCTCATGCTGGTTGAGTTTTTCATCATGCACAGCCAGCATGCGTTTCATGTCACTGGCTATTTCGCGAAGCATTTCGACTTGGTTTTCTAGATTCATTATAGTAATACCTTGAGTGGATGCACATTGACCACTACACTGGGGCTTTCAGGTAGGGCTGGGCTGCTGGCTGTGGCAGCAATGCTGCTCTGATACCACATGGTAGTGGTAGTTGGTCCCCACCACATGATCTGTATGGTATCGCTGCTGCTGTTGGTCTGTACATATACGTTAAATGCAAAATTTGCTGTACCGTTAACACCATTTGCACCACCGGTTTTAGCTGGAACAGTAGCACCATAGGCCGAGCTTGGTATGTTGGTTCCGTTCAGTCGCATCCAAAAATTCGTGGTAGCCGGAGCATTATCTGTGTTCTGTAACTGTACATTGATGTTAAAGCTATAGGTGCCTGGATAGGTAAAGGCCAGACTGCTGGTGCCCTGCAGTACTATGCCCGCGGTATTTAAAATACTAGTACTTAATAACACGGCCTGGGCCGAGGTTGCACTAGATGTTTGATTCTGTGTGCTGTAAATCTGACTGTATCTCTGTACATTGGGTGCGGTATACTGACGCGTACCATCACCAAAATAGATACCTATGCTGGTGTTACCACCTACTCCCAGACCCAGGGTGATACTGGAATTGTTTATGACCACAACCTTGCTGGTCAAAGTATTAGTTCCTGGAACTGTAGTACCAAAGGCTATGTATGATCCCTTGCTGGTGTCCGTAAAGTTTTCGGCTGCAACAAAATCGATGCGAGCCACACCTCCGGGATTGAAACCAGTATTGCCCCAGCCATTGCCAGCTATGCGCATCATGACATCATCGGCCTGTGTAGCCGAGGGATTAAGAGCCGTGCCCCGTGCCATGCGGCCGGCTAGGACATTGTACATGCCTGTACCAAATGCATCATAAAGATTGCGGTTTGGTATGCCAGTCTGGCTTACAATCTGAGTCATGGTGCCACTATTGGTGACCTGCTGACTATCTACATTGCCATTGACAGTGAACACAGCATTGGTAACTGTTATGCCTGACCCAAAGATACTGGTATAGCGATTGATGATTAAGTAGCTGGTGTCCTGCTGACTACCTATGGTGATGTTCTGACTGGTGTTATAGGTCCTGATGGTATAGCTGGTCATTTGTAGACCACCTAGTGTGGCACTAATGATACCATTATTAACTACAATCGAAGTATTATCAGGCTGTACAACACCCAGTGTGCTGGTACTAGCTGTAACTACATAACTGGTAGTTGAATAGTTGATCCATTTCTTACGGCCGGCATCATAGATCAGTGTCTGACCTGAGCTCAATCCGGTGCCGGCTTTGCTGCCTATGCTTACGTCACCTAGATCCCACAACCATGCAGCACCTCCACCTGGACCGGCTGCGCCGATGCGGCTGACCCAGTCTTCAAGTCGTTTAACCTGTGCCTGTAAAGTACCACCTTGTTGGGCAAGTACAGGCTCTCCATGTACTATGGTCGCCTCTTTAATAGGGTTTTTAGTTATGTAATCGGCAATCTGTTCAACAGTATTTTTTGGCTGTGTTTGTTCCTGAGCAGTAACTCCACTCATGACCGGATAGGGTTCCATGTTGCTTACAGGGTTGGCTCGTTTGTTGGCCTTGTCCTTGTAGGTTATGGCCAAACCCTGACGAATGTTTTGTTTAATGCGTTCTTCTCGGTCAGTCTGCTGATTTTGTTTTTTCTGAGCCTGTTCTTTTAGATAGTTAATTTCTTCCAGCAGCTTAGGATCAGGTTCCAGGCCCAGAGTTTTGCGCAATTCTAATAGAGCTAATTTTTCTTTGAGTAGTTTCATTTGGTTTTACCTGGTTTAAGTCCGGTCATCTGAGGTAACTTGCGTCGGGCCATGCGTCCCTGTATGATGTCTCTACCAGCCAGATTGGGATTGGCATTGGGTGTAACCTGACCACTAAAACCACCACCTACGGCATTGGCTATGCCATCTTCCAGAAACAATCTAAAGCCCATGAGTTTGTTACCTTCTAGAATTTCTTGCACCTCGGCCATGAGCTCGGGTTGAGGAACAACCAGTGGAAATTCTGCTTCTAGATACATGTATTCATGTTCATCAGCATGATGTTCTTTTACCAGGGTCAGGGCTGTGGTTAGATTGGCCAAACGATTCTTTTCCAGAGGCTGGCGATTCATGATGCGTCGTACTCGAAATACCAGACGATCCAGCATGGTCCAGGCATCACGCAGCTCAGGTGTGTTTAATTCAGAATCCTTTTTGATCTGGTTGCCAGCCTTGTCTATGATGCCCAGTTTGTAGGCATCGGTTTGTACTATGGGCTGTACAAGTTTTTTTAGAATTCTATAGGTAATAATGGTATCAACAAATCTGCTCATTAAATCTTCCTTAGTATTTCAGCTATGTTCTCGTCTAGAACTATGTCTGAACCTGCTATGCGGTTATTGCGATACTGTACGCTTTCGGGCATGTAGTTCAAGAATACCAGAAAACTTTTTAGCTGAGGCCAAAAGCGATCCTGTATCTTAAAGAACAGCATGTTGGTTGCGGCTTCAATGCCGAACACATTGTAAAGAACCACCAGGTGATTAATGATCAAGCGTTCCTTGATATCACCGGTGGCCTTGTAGCGTCCTAATAATCTTTTAATATAACGTAATCGTTTTAAATCGTCGTCAAATTCTTTCAAACCACTGCAACTGGGATTGTCATAGTGTTTGATAGCATACATTAAAAAGTTTTCATTGGTCAAGTTTGTCATCATGTAATTATTTATCACCAAGAACCCAGGTTTGCTCTCCTCCAGGTATTGGTTGCTACACAAACATATACATAACTACTGGTCCAGCTTACCTGTCCTATGCTGCCCGTACTAGTGCTATAGGTTGGAACATATCCAGGAATTGGTAAACTTGTTGTACCGTCGGGATTAAACTGCCAGGTAAACGGATAGACACTAGTATTGCTGATTATTTGTACATTACCAGAACTGTATACCTGAGCCGTCCCCAGAGTATCCACATAGACACCAGATATGTCATTGCTAAAATCAGCCGTAATATCAATGGTTTTGTTACCAATAAGTGGTGAATTAACCAGCACCATGGCCGTTGCAGAAGTAGCTTCTAAAGCACCATTTAATATACTAGTAGCTAAACTGCTGGCACTAATCTTATGACTGGCACCGCCCTGTACAACATAGACCAGGTCACTGCTGGTGAGAGCAGTGACGTAGGTTAGTTCACTTAATTTTTGATCAGCCATGATTATGCAGTAGTGGTTACTGAAGTATTAGTCCAAAGTCTAGTACCATTGGATAAATTACCACCCACACCTGTACGGAAACCTGTACCTGCATAGATAACATTAGATGTAGCTAGAACCAATCCACTGGTAAAGCTATCGACAACATCGATAACACCCAAGCTGATAGTTTGAGCTGGAATCCAAAGTGTAGCACCAGTTGTACTAGGAGCTGTAAATTGGAAATCAACAAAGTTACTGGTTGTATTACCAACGCGTGTTGCTGTAATATTGGTTACAGTACTTGTACCAGCTAACTGTTGTTTGATGATCAAAGTACCAGTGGTTGTTGGAGAAATTCTTTCGTTCCAGGTTACACGAACCTTACCAGTTGTACCAGTTGAATAACTAGGTGAGTTTGATGCTTTGTTGGCAGGATCCAGGAACCAGGCAAATGATACATTGCTTGAACCCAATAATTGTTGTAGACCACGAATAGTCACTAATACTTCACCCTTGCCATGACGGCCAGCTGAAACATCTCGGTGTCCAGGTCTTACAATAACCCAACCACGGTTGTCCGCATATGTTCTTGTTTGTTGTTCTATGGACAGATTACGCGGAAAATGTTCGTCTGTCGTACTTGCGCCCCACATTGGCATGTTAGTTCTCCTTAGATGATATCAGGGATCGGTGTATTTGCACTGTTTACCCGCATATGATATCGGTTATTTATCGTCTTCTTCTTCACCAGTCTCATGAGCTTCTTTGCTGCGAGGAGCCGGGCTCATGGTCTCATGTTTAGTTTTGTTTCCATGGTAGATGTGACGACTGCGTTTACCGCTGGGTTGTGTAACAACAAAACTATATTCCATTTCACCATTTTTCATTCTGCTGGTATGATCCGAAACCTTGTGTCCTGCTTTTTCATGACTGGCAATGCGTGAACGCATCTCTGGGCTCATGAGAGCTTCCAAATACAGATCCATGGTTTCGTAATAGATTTCTTCTTCGGCCATTTTCTGACCTGTATGAGACAGATAGGCATCTCCAGCAGCTTTGTATTTACGATCTAATTTGGTCTGAGCTAACTGAACCCCACCAGCTCTTTTTGCTGCTAGAGCCTTGGCATTGGCCTTTAATTGTTCCTCGCCGCTCCGATTTAAATGAGCCGCATCATAGGTAGCATCCATGGCCTGTTGATGAGCTTTATCAGCATAGCTTTGCAGAGTTTTGGCCTTGAGTTCTGTAATGGTTTCTTCACCTACTTTGCCCCAGCCTGACTTAGCTCTGATAGCAAATGCTAGCTCTTTCATCTTGGTAAATTCATGTGAACCCTTGGCATGGGGACCAGATTTTTTAAGTCTGGTATACTGTGCTTCTAGATCAGCTTTGTCCTTGCCATGAAACATGCCCTTTTTAGCCGGATTGATTTCAACCTTGTTACCAAAAGCTTCTTTGGTTAATTTACTTACAGCTTTATCAACACCTTTGACTCTTTTAACAGCAGTAGCAAAATTTTTACCACCTTCGGTTCCGCGACGACCAGCTTCATAGGCCTGATTAGCTGCGCCTTCGAGACCACCTGTGGCTTTTTTAACATAAGAGCCCAGAGTCTTTTTGCTTAGTTCATTAATGATGCCAAAATGTTCGGCTACCAAAGGATGAATGCTTTCATTGGTCAACCTTTCGCGATCCAAATCAGCACTATTGGTAACGCCATCGAGCTTTTTAACACCCTTGACCTGTTTCTTTTCTAGTTCGTCATCTTTTTTCTGAACTTTGGATTCGGCTTCGCCCAGGTAATCTTTAATCTTCATGTTAGTGACCTAATTTTTTATGTGCTGCAGCAGCGTGTTGAAATTTTTCTTTGCCATATTTTTTACGACCAATCCAGGCTGCTAGAGCTGCTGGATTTTTTGCACCCTTGGCACTTAGTTTGCCTTCGAGTTTTTTAAAGCCCATGTAGGCTTCGGCAATTTCATTGATCTCTGCTTCGGTTAATTCAATTTCCAGATCTTCGGCTAGTACACCCAGCGCTTCTTCCAAATCTAGATCTTCTTTTTTAATCTTTTTACCAATAACATCACGACGATGTTTTAGATAAGCATCGGTTTTATCAACCTTGCCATCGTTGTTGATGTCAGCGTCTTCGTGACCAACTGGGTCCAGAGCTTCTTTAGTTAATTCGCCTTTTTTCTTGAGCATTTGCAGGCCTTTTTTGCTTACATGCACATGAGCCTCACTTACTAAAACATCCAGGCTGCTGGTTGGAACTGCTCTTTCCAGTCCATGATCAAATAATACGTCATACCATTCAACCAGACCGTCTGCGGTTGGACGAGCATGATGCTCTGGGATGCAAGTACCCTTGCCCCATTCAGCGTGTTCTACATGCTTGGCACAGTTGTGAACAATTTCACCATTGTCCATCATCATGGTTGCTTCAGCCAAGGGTTTTTGTTTGTACATGTTGCGAACGGTTTCCACAACATTCATGAATTTTTTACCTTCCATTTAAATATACTCCTATTTTTTATGTTGATGCATATTAATAAACCAATGTGCCAGTTGTTTTGCCCTGGGACTAGCAGTCTTACTAGATCTTACAGCCTTGAGCTGTGAAATGCTTTTACCTTTTAAACCATGTCGAGCCATGTCACCTTTGTCTTCGGGATGGCGTCCATCCTGAAAGTTTTCCAGGAACAGTTTAAACCTTAACAGTGCCATTTACGCAGCGCCAGAGCTTTTCGGGTTGGTTCACCATTGGGCTTTTTCATAGGTCCTTTGCTGCCACCCATTCTAGCACAAAAACTACGGCGTCGTCCAGCAGCCTTGCTGTCTGGATTCAGCTTGCTTGGCGGTGTTGTTACGGCCAGGCTTAGATGACTACCTGGATGTTCTCGGCGATAGCTGTCTATGCCTTTTTTATTCAAACCACCAGTTGGGTTTTTGCCTTCTTTGCGAGTCCAGGCCGGAGCACTTTCTGAAACCTTGGTGCCCATTTTAAATCTGGCTCTAATATTCTTTTTTAATTCACGCTTGTCATCAGGTGTAAAATCCAAGGACTTATTGGGTAAATTTCTGCGTTGCATGGGCGGTTCCTGAGCATGTTCGCTCTCCCAGCCCTGTTCTCTTACGGGCACACAGTTAGGAACTGTTCGTCCATTCTTTTCTTTTGTGCCTATGGCCTTGTAGCCTTTCCAGCAACTGGCTCGCATTTTATGAAAAGTTTTCATACACCGCCACCACCAGAACCACCACCAGAGCCACCACCACTGCCCCCAGAGCCAGCAGCGCCGCCACCAGCAGCACCACCTTTAGAGCTAGAGGACTTAGCAGGGTGTGTATACTTTTTAATAGACTTGTAGTAGTCATAGTGAACCTTAGGATTCTCTGGATGTCCTTCTAAAAGATGTTCACGAAAAGTTTTCATTAGCGTTTCTTCTGATGTGTACTTACTCTTACTGTTCCAAATGTACGACGAGCTCTTGGATTCTCAGATCCATTTACATCATGACCTTCTTTGGGTGTATGATATACGCCAGCTGCGCCATAGAATAAATGTTTACCCTTGGGAGCTTCAAACTGGTGATTATGTACACCAATGGGATGCTCTTTGCCTGATCGTACTACCTTGGTGGTTCGTACATGATAGCTATAGGGAGTTTCATGAATGACATGTCCTTCCATGTAATGACTGTCATTAAAGCCCGGAAAATCATAGCTGCGAACCTTTTTACCAATGATGCCATGACCTGCTACCTTGAGTCCTTTGATGTTCCAGCTGCGTTCACCTTCACGAGTTGCTTCGGTTAAAACCTCACCAGTGTGGTTAGCGCTTTCCATGTGTGGATAATCGGTTTTGTCTGTGGTGCTGCGAGCTGTATGGAAATGTTGTGGATCTTCATCGGTCAACTTCTGATACCAATCTGCATGTCCATGTTCGGTTTCACTCTTTTCAGTACCTGGATAATATTCAACAGTTGTATGTGTACCAGATGCAGCAATAACTCTACCAATGCGATTGGTTCTCAAACACTGTACCAGATCACCTACTGATAGTTGTTCAGGATAGGTTTTTTCTGCGCCCATGTCAGTTGCTGTAGCATTGGCATCGTTCCAGACTTCAGGGCCTGGTTCAATGGCATGCACTGGAAGTGATTCATTTAGGCTTTCGGTATAGGTTGAACTAAACGCATAGGCCAAATGACGTTCCATTTTAGGACTAAGTTTTTTCATCTGACTCATGCCTTTTTGTGCTAGTGCTCTAGCCTTGGCCATGCCAGCTTTTTCGGCAGCTGTGCTAGCTGATGCAGGTGTTTCTGCTTTTTTATTTAACATAGCTGCTTCATCAACTTTGCTCATCATGTAGTTTGCACAGGTGGTAATATAGTCTTCGCTCAGGGTAATTTTTGTCTGGATCCATTCAGGTAAATTTTCTGTATCTGTCAGATGATCCATGAGAGCCTCGGCATTACGACAAATGGTGCGTAATTGTTCTTTGGCCATCTGACCTTCATAATCGTATTCCTGAACATCCTTGGCTTCGGCTACTTTTTTAACCTTGGTTTTGCTCAGTGGTTTACCAACCTTGGCTTTTTCTGTAGCAGCTGTTTCTCCAGCTATGGGCTCAGTGGTTGGTGTAAGATTGATTGCTGCATTTACATTAGGCAAGCTATCAGAGCTCATGATCTGTTCCTGATCACCAGGATTAAAGCTCGGAGTGCGAAGTTTAACTTCGGCTTCCTTGAGTTTTTTAGGTTCTGTCATTTTAGGGACTTCCTTTTGTTCTTCGGGTTTTTTATTAAAAGCTCTGTTGGCTATGTCTCGATTCTTAAAGAATGTTGCCAGTTGTTTGTGTGCTCTGCTCTCATTGGTCTTGCTTAAATAATCCAGGTGTTTGGTCAGCTGTTTACGATAGCTAGGTGCTTCTTTTTTATACTTGGAATGATCCAGTAGTTTTTCTTTGCGCGCCTTGATTTCAGCTGCTCGTTCTTTGTTGCTTAAAAGATTATTGTCATCCATTATACCACACCTATGAGAACCTGGGTTACTTTAACTGCCCAGCGACTTACTAATTCTTTGTTGGCTGTGTCATGAGCCGCATAGATCTTAACTACTTCGTCTATGAGTTCATTTTTCTCAGCCAGGGTGAGTTCTCCCTTTTTGTAATTTTGCATGATGACCAATAGTTCGCGAGCCAGGTCGCCAATAGGGCCTTGTTCATCTTTGTGTTTTAATAATTCATCCATTACCGAGTGCTCCAAGCTTTATTAAGAACTACCAGTCGTTGTTTAACCAAATCTAACCAGATATCGCAGGCCTTTTCACTCTGTGTGGTTTTGGCCTTTTGTAGATTATCCAGTATGCCCTGGGTACTTTCTTTTTGTGGATCATTGCGGAACTGCGCATATTCGTTCAGAAACAACGCATTCTTTTCCAGGCTATCCCAGGTTGTTTTATCCTTGCAACTAATGCTTTCAATGCCAATTTTGGTGTTTACATAGGCACTGGCCAGAGCCGGATCATGGTCTCGGGGCAAAAATTGTTTAGCTGCCATCATGGCAGTACAGCCATTGAGCATTAATGCCATGGCGATTATATTTATCATTTTCATCATTTTAATATACTCTTGAGCATCCAGTCCAGCTTCTTATGATACATCATGCGGTCCTGAAGAAAGTTACTTAATCCTATGAGCATTTCAGCCTCGGCTGTATGATAGGCCATAAGAATACCTTCCATGACTATTTCATTGTCAGCATGCAGCTGTTTGAACATGCTCATGGGGCTAGGAATGGTATCACTTAATTTAATGTGTGAAAGTTCATCCAGCATGCGATCTGCGTCGGGCGCATAGGCGTCTAATTGGCGAACCTGTTCGGCTATGTCATCCACGGCTTCCCAGGTTTGTTCATAGATTTTATTTAAAAATTTATGATACTGTACAAAGTCCGGACCCTCTACATTCCAGTGATAGAAATGGGCTCGGCTATAAAAGGCAAAGGTATCTGCCTGAACTCGTTTTAATTCGTCGACTATCATCTAGTCCTCCATTTTTCTAAAATTGCGAATCTTGCGCATGGTAGCCGCATGATTCTGTGTAATTCGGGGATCTACCTTAGGATCAATACCTGCCAGGGCCAGTTTGTTTTGCAATGCTATCTGAGCACCAGATTCGTCATCACGAGCTCCCTGAGCATGAACTGGATCCTGCATGGCCAAGAACAATCTAAAGTTGTGCATGGCTGGTGCAGTCATTTCGGCTTCGGCTATGACATCAACATCTTTGATCCAGCGTTTGGCGCTGACCTCTTCGGTAAGCTGAACGGTCACATAGGTTGGACCTCGGTAAACTACTCGACCTTTTAGACCTGTAAAAGCATCTTCTACCAGACAGCCCAGCTTAAGTACACGACCGGACTTGTAGTTTTCACGATCTATGTCTTCTTTGAGACCCATGTGCTTACGAGTTTCGTGATAAAGTTCCAGAGCATGATTTTCGTTTCGAGCTATGTGCTGTGGCAGATTGTTTTTAAATTTTTCATAGCTGCCCAGTTTGGCATGAGCTCGTTGTTCGGTTCCACTGATGCCTTCTTTGCGAGCACCAGTATTGGCCACGGTGATTTTATCAAACTTGTAGTAGCCATGAGCTTTGCCTCGTACACCATTGTAGCTGTTCAAAAGCTTTTTATATTCTGCTGCACGATCGCCACCGCCGGCCATGATTAAATGACGCACGCCACGATTATAAGCATGCACAGCATGATGTAATAGGGTGGGGTGTTCGGGTGTGCTAACACTGATGTGAGTGTTGCTTAAATGACCAAAAGCTCTTTTTAGATGTTTTATTTTTTGACCAGGCGACAGAGGGTTCTTGTTGGTGTCATGAGTATGAGTTCCCAGGATATGCAAACTGGCATTGTGCTTTTGCGCCAGGGCATGAGCATGCATGACATTTTCTTCGTGTCCTTTGTGCAGTCCCTGGAATCGGCCTGTGAGCAATACTTCGGCTCGGGGAGCTGCGGCTTCTATGATTACCTGTTTAAAGCTTTTCATTGGTGGTCCTCGGGACGATATCTTTCAAAGGTCCCATTGTGTTTGACATGAAATGCATGAAATTTAATATGTGGATATTCATGTCTGAGTTGTAAAAAGTGATGCAGGTTATGATGACTATCATCATACATGGTTACATTACCGTATTTATGCGTGTTCAAATGACGTCTCAGCACCATGTTTTTGGCTTCGCCTGGACTGGTAGCTCCGGGTTCATTGCCTGCTCTGTGTACATGTATGTGCTCAATGGGTATGCCCTGTTTCTTAAAGGTATGCAGAAACTTGTGCTTGTCATCAAAGTCTGTACGCGCAGTGTTAAAGATGATCTTGCTGTGCGGGTGATGTTTACTTATGTGAGCGTGCAGATTTTTGATCTTGTTGATCATGTGAGGTATGGGCTGGCTTTCATGATGAAACTTATGAGCACTGCGGAATTCTGAATAATCATAATGATGACCAGGTGGAAGCTTGTGAGTATTGTATTCACTGTTGGTAAGCTTCTGTACAACATGACCATGCTGATTCTTTACATGAATCTTGGCCGTGGTATGGAATAAGGTATCGTCTATGTCGGCTACGTGCAACCAGTGCTTGTAGTTGTCAGATTCTTTTATGAAGTCTCGGAAATTAATCATTTTCCAAATCCACCCTTTTGTAAGTTTGCCTGACTAAATCCACCAACTCCACGATTGATTAACTTAGTAGGACGATTTTCCTTGGTTACGGCTACAAATCCCTCAGGACCGGTCTTGGCTCCGTTGATGCTGTGCGTATAGCCAGTCTGATCAGCTCTTTCTAAAGCAGGCATGAGCGTATTTTTAGCATTCTGCAGATGCTGATGAATCTTTAGCAATTCTGTAACAGCAGGTTTATCATTTTTTAAGGTTGTCATGTCGTTTTGCATCTGCATGTTCTTGGCTTCCTTGGCCTTGGCAGTGCTGACTGCAGCTATGGCCTTGGCATGACGTTCCTGTATGTGCTTTTGTAGTCCCTGTACATTGGGTTCCTGACCTTCGCGCACACTTTTATTAATATAGGTGCTTAGATGTTCCTGCATCTTGGGATTGCTGGTTACAGCAAACATTCTGTTGCGATCTGTATTTTTAAATATTTCACCCGCGGCATTCATTTCTTTTTTAAAGGCTTCGTGTTCCTGTGGCAGTAATCCCTGCTTGTTCTGCTGAGCTGGATCACGATTGGGCTTAAAGGTGCTTTCCCAGGTATGCAAATGCACACTGGGTTCCTTGGTGTTGAAACCACTCAGGTCTGGTGTATAGTTGGCCTTCATGCTGCTGAGACTGCGACCCTCATAGCCTGTGTGTACGGCTATGCCAATCTGAGCATGTTTAATTTTGCGACCTTCTTTGCTGTTGGCTGGTGTAGAATAATCTATGAGCTGAGGTTTAAAGTGAAGATTTTTGCCGTGTTCGGTTACATCATGATCGGCCTTGTTGTATAAGAAGTCACCCTGATAAACACCATGCGGTGGAGCCACCTTGGGCAGGTATTTGAGAGCAGCCTTGAGCTTGCTGACCAGACCCGGAGCATGACCATGATTATGCTCTATGTCTGCGGCTGTATAATTGATCTTGGGAGTCTTGTTAAAGGCACTTTTGCTGGCTACGAAAAACTTGCCATTTTCGGGATTGCGACCGAATATGACGCTGGGGGCGCCATCGAACTTGGTCATGATTCTGGTGCCAGTATCATGTCCCTGCAGAGTTTCGGCCGTGGTTTTTAGGGTATTGAATGCGTGATGGAATCCAGCCTCACCGCTTTTGATAGGGTGATCCTCGGGATGTTCCAGATGTGTTAATTTTTCTTCAGTGGTTTCTTCCACTAAAAAACTGCTGAATGCTTTCATAAGACCCATTAGAATATATTGTACCGTATATTTATATAAATAAATGATACGAAGGAGAAGCAATGCATACTTTTATACAATATCTCAAAGAATCAGCAGGCGCCGAAAGTAACAGCAAGGGTGTATTTCACGAGTTAGAAACACTCAGGCATCTAAATGGTGGAAAACATGCTACTCATCACCCCAACGAAGAGGGTCTTACTCCTGCTCAGGCACATCACCATCATGGTGCTGCTCTGGGACACGAACTAGCTCATAACATTGGCAAACACAGTGCTGAAACTGCTCGTGTAGTTCGTGAACATCTGCACAAAATAGGATTTTTAAAAACCAAAACCGAACCACTCAAAGGAACCTGGACCAGCAAAGCCGGTCAGGTGCATAGAGTAACCGGTCATGCAGCCGATAAAACCAATCCCAGCGATTATGTACTAACCAATAAACGTGGTCACCACATAGGTGTAAGCGCTAAAATCGGTGAAAAACCCGGACTAAGATCTCCAGGTCTAAAAGATTTAGATAAACTAACCAAGGCGCCTAGTTTAGAACATCACATTACAACTCATAAAAATAAACTGGTAAAAATGATGGGCCATCATGTATCAGCTGGTGCAGGTCAGGAACAACGCAACAAGGAATTCCGAGCAGCTGAATCCGGAGCTGGTCATAAACAGGCCGAGGCTGTCAAGGCCGAAAGTCTAGCATTCAGAACCAAAATGGCCAAGCATTATGCCAAACATTTCAATGCTCTGAGTCATGAAGAAAAACATCATGCTGTTAGACGATTATTAAATGCCGAACAGGCCGGCACTCATTATATCAAAACTCATGTTGATGACCGAACTGGACACATACATGTTAGCGATCCTGTAGCAGAGTTTCATCACATGCACAAAAAAATGAGTCATTATTCTGCTGAGCATTCTGGCACCTACATGAAGATCCATGCTCATGATAAAGCCGGTAAAAGCTATCATATTGCCAATCTAAATCTCAAAGATAAAAGTTCACCCATGACCAACATCACGGGCGCAGTATCAGCAGCCAAAGATTATCACAAGGCTGTAGCCTAGTTAATACCCTGATATACCCTGGAGCAAACAAATGTGTTCTAGGCTGTTTCTGGAGATCTGTCTAAAAATTAGACAGAAAAAAGTACTTGTAAATCAATGAGTTAGTTTCGCTTGTTTTTCCAGCCGTCTTTGTCCCCATTTCTACGGCTTTTTTCATCATGACAATAAGGGCACAATTCCTGCAGGTTTTCCACACTGTTATTACTCCAATCCCCATCAACATGATCCATGTGAGTAATGATGCGGGCACCTTCTTTTTTAACCAGCTTCCAGTTGGTATAGCAGCTAAATCCCAGATTGACTCTACCATCATAATTGCCACACATGTTTTTTCTTAAATAGGTTATGCCTGACTTGGGTTTAAACTTTCCCTGACTTACTCTCACACAATGAGTGCAGAAACTTCCCCAGCGATTACCACCATTATAATTTACGGGCTTGCTACAGCCAGGATTAGCACAGCTGGGCTGAGCTCCTAGTTTAGCTTCTAGCTCGGCCTGGCGTAGGGGACTCCTCTGTGCCATCATCTTCTCCTTGAATGGTCTTCATGGCTACCTGAATCATTTCATTAATAATGTTATCTGCCTGAGTGTCCCGAATAACTATGCCCAGTCCTTCGAGCTTATCACAAAATACATCCATGGCATCGCAGGCACTGATTACTATGTTGGCTTCCAACTCTTTGGCCTTCTGTTCTTCATGCGCCCAGTCTAATGGTAAATACATAATCTACTCCTTGTAAGAAACCTACTTGGGTCTATACAGATACTTCTATATACACCCAAGCAGGCTGCTTGGGGTCTGGGAAAAAGGATAAACCCAGACAGTTGGTGCTGCTTAGTTACCAAATGCTTGTGAACCAAACATAGCGTATGCTTGGGCAACCATTTGACGGTTAGGCGTACCGAGACGGTAGAATGTTTTATTGTCTCTAGTGCGTGTATTTGCATACACAGCATAACCGTTACGTCTCAACTCACTGATTCTTGCTCGTACAGAAGCAACTGTTGTGTCAACCAAACCAGCTAACTGACCTGCAGTATAGCCATGTTTTGATGGACCAGTTTTTTCAAGTACTGCTAAGATTCTCTCATGCTTAGTCATAACGACTCCTTCAGATTTTGACCGCTTTACTGAAACCTTAAAAGGGACTGCGGTCTTAGTCCCTTCCGGCTTGAATAAGAATTCAAACATTATGCCGTAGCCAATTCTGCGATTTTAGTATCTACCGCAACTTTTGCTGGCTTGGCTGGCATTTTAAGACCAGTTGTTGTAACTACACCAACTGCCTTGCTTACTGTTGCCAAATAATCCTTATTAGATTTAATACCATCTACAGTTAAAAGATATTTTGCTGCATCTTCACGTGTCATGGCCTTAGGCAAATCTACTAAAAAGATCGCAGTGTTTTTAGCTGCTAACTGACGATTGTTGGTATCTGTTACTGACAATGTCGAATATCTCATCTTCCATTGACCCTTAACATTTTTACTAACACCTGCTACAATAAAGTTCTTGCTCATAAAATACTCCTTAATTTAAATAACCAAATAAGGTAGCCGCAATGACTACCACCAACGCAACAATGACCAACTTGACTATGTCTTTGGTATCGTTACGATTCCAACCACTGGAATTCTGTACAAACCCTTTGCTAGTAACTCGCACTTCGAACGGATACATGGCAGTAGGGTAAATTCGTTTATTTTTTTTCATAATATTCTCCATTATAAAGTAAATCATTCAAAAAGTCAAGCACTTTAGGCCCAGACATCTGATTCAAATCGTTGAGTAATCCATTCAAATGGATCACCATCCCGAGCCTTGGCCGTGCCATAGGGCATTTCAGCTATGGTAAAAGCATAATACTCATAGAGGTCATCATACAACTCTTCGGTCAGATCTGCACCATTGACAAATAAATCAACATCAACCTGATGCTTAGCAATAATTTCTTTTAATAACATAAATTTCCTTTTTCATAAACACTAAAAGCCACAGCCCAGCGCTTGGGGGTAAAACTTTTCAACGCATTGAGCCTAGGGCCTCTATAAACAATTCTAAAATACTTACCACCCAATCTTTTGCGCACCTCGGCTAGGTGCTGTATGGGAATCCAATAATACACGCTGCAATCATTACGGGGACTGCGATACTGAGCTAGGTCAATCATACAGTCTCCAATCTTCTATAATGATCCAAACATTCGTCTACACGATCTTCTCCCTGCATGTAGAATACATAGTCACCTAGTTCCTGGCGATAGTATTCATCTACATATTCAAAGCCACCATAGTACTGAAGTCTACGGTCTGCATCACGATGCACTACTATGCCTTCATGACCATCGGTCCAGACTCTGCCAACCCTTTCGTCTAGACCTAGATCTGCACCCGTGACCTGAGTCAGGCCACCTACATAGATTTCAACTCTTTGATTGATTTCGTTAATTAAGCTTTGCATTATACAGCACCTCCATCAACAACCTTAAACTCATCACCAAATTTATTTTTGGTAAAATAAACACCGCCTGGATAACCGTGTTCAAGTCCTTCTTGAGCACAGACATTCATGGCCTGCTTTAGGCTGTCTGAACTAAAAACTAGATCCCAGGCTTTTTCTGGATTTCTAAGTTCGTCGTTCATGCAACGCATAACTCTGAATCTATACACTTGCTCAAACACTTCGGTTTCAAATAAATCTACCATAATTTCGTTTCCTTTTTTATTTAACATACAACCATTATAAAGGAACGATTCAAAATGTCAAGCCTTTTAGATGTCAAAATCTGCCTCATTTTTAGGCATTAATCTGCCTGTTTTTAAGGCAACTTTCTCACTGTATTCCTGGCAGTCCACACACATCTGAACCCCCGGAACTGCAAGCCTGCGAGCCCGGGGTATTTTCTCCCCACATTCTTCACAATGGCTTAGACCCGGCCCTACGCCTATCTTGTTTCTGATGGCAGCTATGGCATTCATGTTGTTGTGTATGGCATGCAACTGACCCATTTCGGCTTCTTCCAGATTTTCGTTCTGTATGCCGTCTACTTCTAGTTCTTTATTATACAAGTTTCATCCCCTTGAATTTTGCTCTGACGCCGGTCTGACGCGTACGAGCATTTATCATTTTTACCCATTCTTTGGCAATGCTGCCCTTGGGAAAGTAATCAGCGAAGATCTTGCCTTCTTTATACACTTCAATTTTATAGGTCTTGGTCATTATACAATCTCCGTTTCAACTTCTTCAATATGAATACTATCACCAATTTCAAAAATGCCATTGGACACCATTTTAATCAATGCCTGTTTGATGTCTTCTTGCGTTGTACCTTCGGCATGAACACTGTCTAAATCACCGCCTATATTGCTTAAAGTCAACATTGCTACTGTTTTGAACTCTGCCATATCAATTTTCCTTTTTTTAATTTACAAACACCATTATATAGAAACGAACCAAAAAGTCAAGCCTTATTTTGAAATATATCCAAAAGGCAGGCCTAACTTCCATTCAAAGTGTTCCACATCAAAATCATAGCCTGGAACCAAATCTTCGGCTATCATCATCCAGGCAATGGCCTGTTCACGAGTCTCGGCACCTACGGCCATGGTCTCTTTGATGCGCGCTTCAAAGTCTCTGATGGCTTCGCGTTCTTCTCTGAGTTCAGCTTCATGACGCGCATTCATTTCTTCTATGAGACCATCCCATTGCTTTTGCTTCTCAGCTGGGCTCAAACTCTCCCAGTATTCCATGTTGCCAAAGCTTGGGCGGCAACCACGAGCGTCTTTGTGGAGATCACTATAACAACTATCACTATAAGTATATGCCATTTGATTTCCTTTCTTAATTAACATAACGCCATTATAAAGACTTCGAACCAAAATGTCAAGCCTGCTAACCTATTGAAAATCAAAGGATAATTGGTAACCCATTGATTTATAAGCATCTTTATTTTCTGCCTGTTTTTTAGACAGTAACCATTCCTGGAACTCTAGTTCCTGCTGATGCTGTTCGGCCCCCTGACGGTAGTCGTCGTCCTGCTGTATTTCGTCTGCCATGATATCTCCTTAAATTTACAAACATCAGTATAAAGGAACAGACCAATACTGTCAAGCTTTTTTAAACTACTTGAAAATCAATGAGTTAGTCGGAACCGACTTTGCGAATAACCTCGGACATGCTTTGCTTAGGCGCAGAGCCTGGGCTAATGGCCTCGGTCTTGGGATCAATGTGAATGATGCGTTGTTTTCTAAGTTCGTGTAGTGTGACATAGGTGCCGTCACCTACGCCGGTTTGCCAGCCTATGGTATAGCAGAGCCAGCAGAGTAGTGCCCAGAGCAGGTAAATTATGGTGGTGATCATCTTTTCTTCTCCTGAACAGTTACATAAGGTAACCATCCGTGTATTTTTCTAATTAGACGTTCTTGTATGATGCTCCAGCGCGTACCAGCAAAGGTTTTTAAATAGTATCGATAGCTGTACAACAATCTATAATTGCCGATATTTTTTAATACCTCATAGGGATCCAGTTTAGGATAATGATAGCGAATCTCCATGGCTATGTCATGCCCAAAGGTATCTATCTCGTCAAACATGCTTAAATATTCTATCTGACTTTTGGCCGCTCCTGTCTTGCGGTGATTTATGGGCTGATAAAGGTCATGAGTATATTTGTCTGGGTCACGACGAGCATTCTGGGACTTGTGTATGAGTTCATGCTGCACGGTCTGACTTAAAAAGAATAGTGTTCGACGTACTCGGGCCTCGGGATGATCCCAGTCATAGTAAGGACTTTCTGTGCTAAACTCTATGATGACTTCTACGGGCTGCTGACGACGGTTCCAATAATAGAACCCCTTGATCCATTTTCTATTGGGTTTGAGTCTGGGATTCTTTTCCCAACAAACAATAACTCCAAAAGGTTTAAGTACTTGCTGTAGTTGCTCAATTATAGTCGATTTACGCATGCGACCCTTCCACTTGTCGGCCAGCGTCAGTAATCTTCGATCTATTTTTTCAGCAAGATACACATTACCCCCTTTACATTATTTATGGATTCCTAGAATTTAATGTCACTATAGTCCTGACTGCTGCGAATCTTACTGCCAAACTTGGTGTCCAATTCGGCAATCTGTCCACTCTGGCTAATGCCTCGCTGGGCACTTAATTCTACATCATACAACTTCATTTTAGCTCGGTCTACACCTATGGCAAATTTACGATTCAGGGTTGGATCATTGTAGCGATTCTTCAACTGCTTGACCATGAGCTGATTCAATCCTTCTAACTCCTCGCTGCTGATCAGCGCAAACATGAAGTCTACAGTTGCTGGTAGTCCAAAACTCTCAGATGTATCAGTCAATTCAACATCGGTATTACCATAACCACTACGAGTGGTCTGAGTAGCACTTAGTATGGGTACATCATGCTCAACTGCCAGTCCTCGCATCTCTTCGGCTATGGCCTTGATATAGGTATAGCTGTTTACACCTGCACCCTGTTTGATTCTGCTGCTAGTACAGATATTCAAATAGTCAATGATGATCATGTCAGGTCTAAAACTCTGTTTAAGAGCCAGCTCATTTAATAGGGCCTTAAAGTGTCCACAATGAGCTCCAGCGGTCGGATATTCTTTGATGATTAATCGGCCTTCGGTTTTGTCCTTGATCTTACTGATGCGATTATCAAACATCTGTTTGGGTAGATCATGCAGCTGATCCATGTCAATGTTCATGAGGTTAGCATCAATACGCTCAGCTATTCTTTCTTCTGCCATTTCCATGGTAATGTAAAGTACATTTTTACCCTGTGCCAATGTGCTGGCAGCAACATGACACATGAACAGAGACTTACCCACGCCAGTACCTGCAAGTACAACATTAAGAGTTTTGTTAGGCATACCACCGTTGGTGATTTTATTGAAGTAGTCCAAATCGAAAGGTATGCGGCTTTCAACTCTGTGATAGAATTCGAAACGCTCAGCAGCATCGCCAATGTAATCATGACCGACATGATTATCAAAACCAACTGCCAGAGCTTCTTGCAGGATACTTGGCAGGGCCTCAGGAGTATGTTTTTTATCACGACCGTCGATGATTTCAACGGACTTAAGTATGGCATTATACACCGCCTTGTCTTTGCAAAATTTTTCGGTTTCGGTAGTCAACCAATCGGTATTGGTCTCTGAGGGTTCTAAATCACGCACTAGCTCAGTGGCTTCTTTGAATGCAGTTTCATTTAGATTGCTATTCTGCAGAGCTATGTCCAGAGCTTCACGAGTTGGGCAGGCATTATAACGATTGATAAAGTCTGCCATGGTCTTATAGACAATTAGATCAGCATTGCTAAAATAATCGGGTCTTAAAAATGGGAAAACCTGACGCATGTAATTTTCATCATGCATCAAATTTCTAAGTATGGTCTTCTCAATCCTGTCCATGTATGTCCTTGTATAAAATGTCGTCTAGTATACTTACTATTATAGGCTTTAATACAGCGTCTGTCAATTGTTCAGGATTGCGAATCACCTGATAACCAAATTTAATGTTTAACTGACCACCGCCTTCGGCAAATCGAACACGTCCATAGCGAAATACAACGCCAGCAGCCACACCGTCATTGATGACAATGTGGGTGGTGTCGTCTATGGGATCTTCTAGAAAACTATAGGTCGGCGCCGGCTGCTTCTTCGAACGCGTCAGCGATGTCAGAGTCGCCCAGGTCTTGCCCAAGGTTTGTTGCGCTGACCTTATAATTGTCTTCAACATATTCTCTAAACTCCTTCTTGGTTAATATGGGTAACCAGAATTCTTTGTTATAGGTATCTTTTAATCTATATTTGTCTTCTTCACCTTTGCGACTATACCAGCCATTGCTAGGTTTGACAACAAATCCACCTTCCAGAGCTACATCTAAAAGACCGCTCCATTTGCTGATACCACCTTCATAGGTAACCTCAACTGGAATCTTGCTCTTTTCTCTGACATAGCGAGACTTCTCTACATTG